CACAAGCATTGGGTCTCAATGGTTAAGAAATTCGGAGAAGTTAATTATGCCGAAGACGTAGTTCAAGAAGCTTACATTAAAGTAATGAATCTCAACAAGGAGGTAAACGAAGCTTACTTTTACTACACGCTTAGGAGTCTTACAATGGACTTGCATTCCAAGAAGGTTATTAAGGTAGAGATAACAAAGGACGTAGAGTATAGCTTACAAGAAGACGATAGCAACGAACTAACAAGCGAAAGAGCACAACCATACCTAGAGTTTATAGAAACTTGGGACTGGTACGATAAGAAGCTTTTTATGACTTGGGTTAATAACAAAATATCAATTAGAAAATTATCAAGAGAAACAGGTATAGCTTTTATGAGTGTGTATTACACCATTAAGAAATGCCAAAAACGATTAATAGAATGGCAAAAAGACCAGTTAAAAGAAGAATTATTGTAGAGCCTAAGAAAGAGGAGGCTACATTTGAGAATGCTCAAGGGTTAGGAGATACTATCGAAGCGTTTACAACGGTTACCGGAATCAAGAAAGGAGTAGAGTTACTTTCTAAAGCCTTAGATTGGGATTGCGGATGTGATGAACGCAAGGAGAAGTTAAACAAGCTTTGGTCTTATCGTAAGCCTAAGTGTCTAGTTCAAGAGGATTACGAATACTTAAAAGAGTTCTTTGCTAAGCCACAGAATCATATTGTGCCTAAAGTGCAATGGGAATTAATGGATATTTATGAGAGAATCTTTGGAATTAAATTAGAGTCCTCAAATTGTGCCTCGTGTTGGCGAGATTACATCTCACAAATTAGACAAGTTTATAACGTATTCGAAGAAGATAATGCCGGTAATTAAATGCACAAATGGAAAATGGAGGATAGGCTCCGGACTTTGTCAATATGATACTAAAGAAAAAGCTACGGAAGTCTATGTCGCTATTATCTCAAGCGGTAGTCTTGCAGCGGATGGTAATAAGGTGTCTTTTGATTTCGATGACACGCTTAGCACACAAAGAGGGCAAGATATTGCTAAGAGGTTAATAAGCGAAGGTAAAACCGTTTACATTGTTACTAGAAGACAAGAATCGGCAAGCGAAGAAGTTTACAAAGTAGCCGATGAGTTGGGTATTCCTCACTCGAGAGTTTACTTTACAAATGGAGCTTTAAAATGGGAAACTATTAAACGACTTGGAATCGATACTCATTATGATAACAACGAAAACGAAGTGAATAAGATTAGAGAGAATACGGATGCAAAAGCTATAAAATTTTAATATGGAAAAGATAGATAGAAGAGGAGGAGCTAGAGAAGGTGCTGGTCGCAAATCTAAAGCCGAAGAGCAATCGCTAGTAGAAAAGCTAACACCTTTAGAGCCTAAAGCTTTTGCGGTATTAGCACAAGCATTAGAAGACCATAAGGACTGGGCGGTTAAACTATTCTTTCAATACCAATATGGAATGCCTAAGCAAGTGGTAGACCAGAATAATACACATACGATTAATGACTTTGATATAAAAGACATTGTAAAATTTAAGTGATAGAGCTAAATAGGAAATATGTACCTTTATTTGAAAGCGGAAGTAGGTACTTTGTAATTACCGGAGGAAGGGGTTCGGGTAAATCATTTGCCTTGAACTCCTTTCTTTTGCTTCTAACGTACGAAGTAGGACACGTAATACTATTTACTCGTTATACATTAGTCTCCGCTCACGTGTCAATTATACCCGAGTTTGTGGAAAAGATTGAAATGGCGGGATTAGAAGCAGATTTCTACATTACCAAAGACGAGATTATTAACACTCGTACAAATTCAAAGATTTTATTTAAGGGAATTAAGACCTCTAGTGGAACGCAAACCGCAAACTTAAAGTCTTTATCGGGTGTGACTACGTTCGTACTTGACGAGGCTGAAGAATTAGTAGACGAGGACGTATTTGATAAGATTGATTTCTCTATTCGTAATAGTTATAGGCAAAACCGAGTTATCCTAATCTTAAACCCTACCACAAAAGAGCATTTTATCTATAATCGATTCTTTGAAGAGAAGGGAGTTCAAGAGGGAAGCTCGTTATCTAAAGGAGATACGACTTACATTCATACTACCTATAAGGATAATATAGATTACCTAAGCGAATCGTTCCTTAATCAAATCGAACTATTAGAGAAGACTAATAAACGCAAGTACGAGCATACGATTTTAGGAGGATGGTTAGACAAAGCCGAGGGGGTAGTATTTACTAATTGGAGATTTGGAGACTTTAATCCCGACAATTTACAAACATCTTTTGGTCAAGATTTTGGATTCTCAATAGACCCGACTACGCTAGTAGAGGTAGCCATAGATAAAAATAAGAAATGCATCTATATTAAGGAGCATTTGTATAAACCTAAGCTAACTACAAGCGAGATAGGTCAAATTAACAAGCGAGTTTGTGGTAAGGACTTAATAGTTGCGGATAGTGCCGAGCCTAGACTTATAGCCGAACTACAATCGCAAGGGTGCAACATTATAGCAACCGAAAAAGGAGCTGGTAGTATTACCGCCGGACTAGCACTTATGCAAGACTACGAATTAATCATAGAATCTAACTCACAAAATATTGGAAAAGAACTTAATAACTACATCTACTCCGATAAGAAGTCTGGGCTTGTGGTCGATAACTTTAACCATGCCATCGATGCCATACGTTACAACGTCTTCTATCAACTTTCAAATCCCAATAGTGGAAAGTATTTTGTCTACTAATACAAAAAACAACAAATAACGTTTATACATTATGAAGCTAGAATTAAATATTCCTACGCAACTCAAAGAAATTAAGCTATCACAATATCAAAAATTTCTAAAGATTGCTAAGGAAAATGAAGAAAGCGAGTTTTTGCACCAAAAGATGGTGCAGATTTTTTGTGGAATTGATTTGAAGGACGTAGCAAGTATTAAACGCAAGGACGTAAATGAAATTACTAGCAATTTAGGTACGTTATTTAACACAAATCATAAGTTTATTCCACGCTTTAAATTAGGGGGAGCGGAGTTTGGATTTATTCCTAATCTAGACGATATGACTCAAGGAGAGTACGTCGATTTAGATACTTATATTACCGATTGGGATGAGATGCACAAAGCTATGGCGGTGTTATTTAGACCGATTACTAATAAAATGGGAGATAGATACCAGATAGAAGAGTACAAAGGTTCTCTAACTTATTCGGATGTAATGAAACACGCTCCGCTAGATGTAGTTCTTGGGGCGATGGTTTTTTTTTATCATTTAGGCAACGAATTGCTGAAAAGTACGCTGACCTATTTGGAGGAGAATCCGAAGATAATGGATATAGTGAACAAGCACAATTTGGGAAAAGATGGGGATGGTATAGCTCTATCTATGCTCTCGCTCAAGGAGATGTTAGACGATTTGATGAAATATCAAAACTTCCCCTACATCAATGCTTAACGTTTTTGACCTTTGAGAAGCAAAAGAACAATTTAGAAATGAGAATGATTAAAAATCAAAAATAATGAACGGATATTATTACGTAGTAAATACGATAAAGGATTACCTAAAAAATACCGATTTTATCAATACGGTAACTATTGGGGATATATTTAAAGTAGACTTGAACAAACAAACGATTTTTCCTTTGTCTCATATCATTGTAAACAATGCTCAACTAGGGGAGAATACTACGTCTTTAAATATCTCTATTCTATTCATGGATATAGTGGACGAGAGCAAAGAAGAGGTAACCGATGTCTGGGTAGGGAACGATAACGAGCAAGACGTTTTAAATACTCAATTAGCTTTAGCTTCTAAGTTAAGTTCCGACTTAATGAGAGGTTCATTATTTACTAATTTAGTGCAAGTAGAGTCTGCTCCAAACGCTGAGCCCTTTACTGATAGATTTGAAAACAAGGTAGCTGGATGGACACTAACGTTTGACGTTATGACTCCTAACGATATGACTATTTGTTAAATGGAATTAAAGAACGTAGACTATTTAATTAAGAAGTTTAGGAGCTACGTTATTCAACAATCACGAAGCAACCTAACTAAGGGCGGGAAGAACGTCTCTAGCAAGCTTTACAATAGCATTAGTAGCGAGGTGGTAAAGGAAGATAACTACTCCTTAATAAACTTCTCTATGGAGGATTACGGAGCTTATCAAGACCAAGGTGTTAGAGGTAAGTCTAAGAGTGCTAAAGCTCCTAATAGTCCGTTTAAGTTTGGTAGCGGAAAAGGTAGAGCGGGTGGACTAACCGAAGGCATAGATAAATGGGTTAGATTAAAAGGAATACAATTTAGAGATAAAAAGAGCGGTAAGTTTTTGAGCTATCAATCTACGGCTTTCATTATTACTAGAAGTATTTATCAAACCGGAATACGACCTAGCTTATTCTTTACCAAGCCTTTTGAAATAGCAAAGGATAGGTATTTAGGCAAGGAGTTAATTAAAGCATTTAAAGCGGATATAGACACGCTTGTAAGTTATAAATTAGAAAATAGAAAATGATAATCTACGCTAGAAGTCCTTACTTTATTGAGGTAAACGAGACGAGTCAGTTAGGCTCAAAGATTGAGCTTCGTATTTGGAATAATCCCGATACTAAGCCGACTAACCCTACCTATACTTTTACTAAATCTATTGCCTCTACAACAAATAGAAAGAACGTCTATAATATCGCTCCTTACGTAAAGGAATATATTGAGGCTATTGCTACTACTGATTCCACAAATGGATTATGGACTAATGTAGAAGTGAAAAGATTTAAAGAAGCAAGTCTTGGCACTTATACCCTTGTTGAAACTTTAGCCGGTTATGCAACTAGCGGTTTTACTATATATATGGATGGGGCAAATAGTGCTGAAGAAACTTTTCAAGGCTTCAATATATTAACTAAACAAGGAATTACTTATAATTATGAAGAAGGTATTGCACAAGAAAAATACCCTTTCTTTAATGTGCTTGCAGATATAACTTCTCCGGCTCAAGTTCGTGTTTCATATAAGGATTTAAAAGGTCGAAATGAAGTCATTGTTGATTATGAAGATGATACTTTAACAATGCTTAAAATTCCTTTTAGAACTAATTCAATTAAATTTGATAAAGGAAACACAATAGAAATTGCATATCGTTCTACTGGGGAATACAATGATACATCTTCAACATTTACAATTTTGCCAATTTGTGAGCCTAAATTTACTCCGGTTCAATGCCAGTACATTAATCGTTTTGGAGGATGGCAATTCCTAACTTTTTATAAGGCTCAAACTAATAGCATACAAACACAAGGAACTACATTTAACTTATTGCCTAATGATGTAGAATATAACCCTTCAAGAGCTCAAACAAAATCTTTCAATATAAACGGAAACCAAAGCATCCGATTAAACACGGGATGGATTCCGGAAAATTATAATGAATTGATTCAAGACTTACTTCTTTCCGAGACGATTCTTTTAGATGGAGTGCCGGTAGAAGTAAAAACTACGGCTACCGATTTAAAGACTAGCCTAAAGGATAGAAACATTAATTACGAGATTCAGTTCGATTATGCGTTCTCACTTATTAACAACGTAGTTTAATGATTAACGTACTTTTTTATATTTATGACGATGCTAGTGGTGAGCCTCAAAGAATAGAATTATTCGATGATGAGAAAATTAGTGTAACAAGTAACGTTCAGAATGTGAACGATATTTCTAAAATATTCACAGACTTTTCGCAATCTTTTACCGTACCCGCAACTCCATATAACAACCGAATTTTCAAGCATTGGTATGAGAACTCAGTAGACAATGGATTCGATGCTAGAACGCGAAAGGATGCATTCATAGAGTTAGATTATTCTCCATTTCGTAAAGGCAAAGTTCAACTTGAGAAAGCAAGTTATAAGAATGGTCAAATAGATAATTATCAAATTACTTTCTTTGGGGCTTTAGTATCTTTAAAAGATTCATTTGGAGGTAAATTTCTTAAGGACTTAGACTTATCAACTTTAAATTTTACCTATACTGGTAACGTAGTTAAAAATAGAGTTATTGGAGGTGCGGGTAATGACGTTATGTTTCCATTAATTTCTTCAAAGAATGTATGGCAATATGGAGGAGGAGGAGTAACGACTAATAATTGGGACATCTCTAATAGTGCTACACCAATATATTATAATGATTTATTCCCAGCGATAAGGGTTAAGAAAGTTTTTGATGCTATTGCCTCGACTCTTGGAGTAACTTTTCAAGGTGATTTCCTAAGTGATTCAAGATTTACTAGAGCATTCTTATGGTTAAAAAATAGTGATTTATTTGAATTGAAAACCGTAGCTAATAAGCTAAACTTTCAAACAAATACTTCAACTACCGGAACGCAAGGTATTTTCAATGTATATAGTGATACGCTTACTTATACAAAGCCTACAAGTCCTGAGTATTTATCTCAATCACATATTACTATTAGTTTTAGCGTTCCTAGTATTGGACAAGATGCACAAGAGTTTTTCTTTTATGTTTATAAAGATGGGGTTGTAGTTAATACACAAAGTTATTTAACTCAAACTTCACCAATGTATTTAGAAGTGCCTTTAGGTGAATCTGGGTCTTATACTTTTTATATTGCCTCTACGGCTGCTATTTCTTTTACTTCAGTCTATTACTATGAGACTGGTAAAATAGTAGATTCTACATATACTAAAATGACCGATTTAACGGTAACTCAAAGTACTACGCAGACTACCACAACTACAATGAGTATTTCTCAGTATATGCCAGAGATGACCATCGAAGAATTCTTTAGTGGTATTTTAAAGATGTTTAATTTAACGTGCTATTCTGATACTCCGGGAATTTATAAAATAGAACAATTAGAGGGCTGGTATGCAAATGGAACTACACGAGATATAACTCAATATATTATAAACGATGTATTTGATATTGAACGCTCAAAAGCTTATAAGAAAGTAAACTTTAAATATCAACAAGCGGACTCTTTCTTAAACGTTGAATTCATGTCACGTTCAAAAGTTCCTTATGGCGATTTATACTATGAACTTAATAACGATGGAGAAGAGTATAGTGTAGAATTGCCATTCGAAACAATGCTTCATAATAAATTTAGTGGGACTAATTTACAAGTAGGATATTCTTTAAAGCCTAGTTTTATACCTTATATTCCTAAACCAGTTATCCTTTACGATTTTGGCTCTACTCAGACCGTATCATCTTATAAATTTAACGATGGAACTTCTACGACTACACAAACTTTAGCAAATATTTTTGGACAAGATACTTCAATAAGTTCAGTAGATTATACGTTAAACTTCGGAGCTGAACAATCTACATACACAGGTAACGTAGAGAATCAATCATTATTTAATAATTACTATTCTAATTACCTTAATAATATTTTTGGCATAAAGTCTAGGATTATGAAGGTGAAAGCTATGTTACCAATTAGCCTATTAACTAATTTAAAGGTAAATGATAGGGTAATTATAAGAGACAAGCGTTATACTATTAATCAATTTACTACCGATTTAACAAGTGGTGAGGTTCAATTTGAATTACTAACCGATTTTAGAACGATATGATAAAGCAAATATTAGATATGCTAAATATGCTCCCTCATTATAACCAAAGTGAGGAGATAGAAATAGCTAAAGGAAGATACGAAATACCGAGTACGTTTAAAATGGCATTTGAGCAAATAAAAAGACAATGGAAAAAGTTACAGTCGAATTAGAGTTAAAAAATAATATCAAAGACCTTGAAAAAAAGGTTAGCGACCTTGTCGAAAAGTTTGCAGAGACAGAGGAGGCTATTAAAGATATTGGTAAGTCTACGAAGAATGCTGAAGGCGGAATCAAAGGCTTAGTCAATGGATTTAAAGGTATGGGTCTTGCCGTTAAAGCTCTTGGTATTGGGCTTGTAATGGAGGCTTTTAATATGTTCAAAGAGGTACTATCTAAAAATCAAAAGGTAGTAGACATTATGAATACGGCATTAGAAGCCTTGTCTATTGTATTTAATGACTTAATTAAAATCATATTTGACAATTTTCCGAAGGTAATTGAATTCTTTAAGGATGTATTTGAGCATCCAGTAGAGAATTTAAAGAAGCTAGGCAATGCAATTAAAGAGAACTTAATCGAGCGTTTTAACTCATTCCTTGACACACTAGGCTATTTAACCGGAGCATTAAAGAATTTATTCGCCGGAGAATTCTCTGCAGCGTTAGACTCATTAAAAAAAGCTGGTAAAGAGTCCGTAGATGTTTTAACTGGAGTTAATAATAGTGTAGATAAAGGGAAGGAAATAGTTAAGAAAGCAGCGAATAGTTTATCGGATTATGCAAAAAAAGTAAAAGAAGCTGCAGAGAAATTAGTTCAATTAAAAAATAATGCTCAATTAGCTGCAGCCCAACAAGCAAAAGATGCTGAAAAATTTGATAGACAAGCGGAGAAACAAAGACAAATTAGAGATAATGATTTGTTATCAATTGATAAACGAATTAAAGCAAATGAGGATTTAAATGAAGTTTTAGATAATCAAACAAAGGCAATGCTTGCTGCAGCTCAAGCTCAAGTTGATGCAGCTCAAGCTGATGTAGACAAAAACGCTTCAATAGAAAATAGAGTAGCTTTAATAAATGCCGAGGCAAACGCTGCAGGTGTTCTAGCTCAAGTAGAAGGTTTGCGTTCGGAACAACAAGCAAACGCAATTGCTTTAACGAAAGAAAAAATTGATTTAGATAAAACCGCTAAAGAGGGTGTTGCGGATTTAGCAATAGCAGAAAAGCAAGCTACCGCCGAGTTAATAAAGGATGAAGATAAAAAATTAAAAGCTCAATTAGATAATTTAGAGGAGGAGAAAAAGATTCAATTAGAGCGATTACAAAATAATATTAATTCTTATGCTTTAGATACTCAAGCTAGAGTAGAGGCGGTAAAAGAATATAATGCTAAGAAACAAGAATTAGAAGCTTCTATCAAATCTAAAGAAGATGAAATAGCTACTTATAACTATAATAAGCAAAGCGAACGTTTACAAGCCGAGCTATCAAATGAGCAAAACTCTTTGTCAATTCGATTAGAGGCTTTAAGGAAGTATAACGAATTAGCTCAAGCTTCAAATCAATTAAGTGCGGATGAAAAAGCTAAAATAGATAAGGAGACTCACGCTCAAGAGAAAGCATTACAAAAGCAAAAGCTTGCAATGGTTAGCCAAACGTTAAGCAATATGTCTAGCTTATTTGAACAAAACTCTACGGAGGGTAAAGCATTTGCGGTAGCACAAGCGTTAATTAATACTTATCAAGGTATTACCGCCGAGTTAGCTACAAAGACCGCTACTCCTTTTGAGTTCGGTATTAAGCTTGCAAATATTGCGACTACCGCAGCGATTGGTTTCAAATCGGTTAATGATATCCTTTCTACAAACGTAGGAGGAGGCACTGGAGATACATCTACACCTAGTGCAGGTTCTTCTAGTGCTCCATCGTTTAACGTAGTTGGCACAAGTGGAGTTAATCAATTAGCACAAACATTAGGACAACCACAAGAGCCCATGAGAGCTTATGTAGTGGCTCAAGACGTAACGACTCAACAAGCACTTAATAGAAATATTGTTACTTCGGCTAGTCTTGGGTAATTTGAAATTATAACAAAAAAATATATAAACGTTTATAGGCTATGAGAATTGTCGAATTAGTTATCGAGAAAGATTTAGATGGGATTGATGCGGTTAGCTTGGTGGATGCACCGGCTATCGAGGAGAATTTTATCGCATTAAATAAGGCTTACAAAATGGATTTAGCCGAAGTAGATTCGGATAAGCGTATCCTTATGGGAGCTGCTTTAATTCCTAACAAGCAAATCTATCGTAAGAACGGTAAAGACGAGTTCTACGTATTCTTTAGTGAGGCTACGGTAAAACAAGCAAGTGAGTTATTCTTAAAGAATGGCAATCAATCAAACGCAACGCTAGAGCATAAGGCTAAATTCGATGGGGCTACGGTGGTAGAGTCTTGGATTATTGATAACCCCGACATGGATAAATCTAAGCAATACGGATTCTCACTTCCTAAAGGTACTTGGATGATTTCTATGAAGATAGAAGACGAGAACGTTTGGAAGCAAGTTAAGGAGGGTAAGTATAAGGGTTTCTCTATCGAGGGGTACTTTGCGGATAAGCTAGAGATGTCTTTACAAGAGCTAGAAGAGGAGGAATTAATTAATCAAATTATAAATATTTTAAAAGATGGCGAATAAAAAGACAAGTCCACAAGATTCTTCAAGAGCTTGCTTGTGCGAAGATGGCACTTACTCTAAGGATTGTTGCAAAGGAGAAGAAATTAATCAAGGTATTGGTGCTTTAGTTGGGCAAGTAAGCTCATCGGTAGTAAATACAAACGAGCCAAGAGTTATAACAAGACAAAACGGATAAATATGAACACACAAAAGAAAGTATTTGAGAAATTATTCTCGAATGAGAAAGTAGAAATGGCATCTCAAGAGTACAAATTTGCTATTATTGATGAATTTGCTAAGTCTTTAACAGATGGAAAATCTGCAGCCAATGCCTTATTAGATGCTGCATCTAAAGGAGATGCAATGGAGAAAGAAATGAATGCTTTAAAGGCTAGCTTTAATCAGCAAATTGCGATTATTAAAAAGGCTTATTCGGTAGCGGAAAAACAAGAGCAATCTCAATCTAAGTTATACGATAAAGCAAAAGCTGCAGCTACAGGTTTGGGTATGAGCATTGATGAAATCAAAGGTTATCCACAATGGTGGGAAGTTGTAAACTTAACTACTAAGGCTATCGATGCCGGAGACAAGTATTTAGCAATGTAATTGAGTAAATAAATTAATAAATATATGGAATACAAGAACAAGTTAAACAAGATTAAGGCTGTTCTTTCTATGGAAGTAAAATTAGCACAAATGAAGCTAGAAGATGGTATCACTATCATTGAAGCGGAAGCATTTGAGCCTGATTACTCGGTAGGAATTGTAACGGCTGACGGTATTGTGCCGATGCCAGTAGGCGAGTACAAGTTAGAAGATGGAACTATTCTAGTGGTAGAAGTTGAAGGTGTAATCAAAGAGATTATGGAAGAAGCTCAAGAAGAAGTAATGCCAGAGGGAGACCATCCTCAAGCGGAAGCTGGTGAGCCTATGCCACAAGAAGTTGTAGCTCCTGAAATGTCAGCTGAAGCTCCTAAGGCTAAGCGTATTGTAGAATCAGTATCTAAGGAAACTTTCTTCGCCGAGATTGAGAAATTACGTCAAGAGTTCTCATTAATCAAGCAAGAGAATGAAGCATTAAAAGCGGAAAATGAGTCTTTAAAAGTTGAAATGTCTTCTATCGAAGAAGGTGCTCAACCTTTGGCACACAATCCTGAAGCTAATGCTCCAAAACAAATGTATAAAATTGGTAAAAACAGAACTTCATCTATTGAGGATGCGGTATTTAACAGAATCTTTTCAAAATAATTAACTAACAAATTTAAAAAATGGCTACTACTACAAGTATTACAACTACTTATGCTGGTGAATTTAAGAATCAAATCATTTCAGCAGCTTTATTATCTTCTCCTACTATCGATGCAGGTGGTATCACGGTTAAGCCGGGTATCAAGTACAAAGAGGTAGTTAAGAAATTATCAACTGATGCAATCTTAAAAGATGCTTCTTGTGATTTCTCAGCAACCTCTACAGTTACTTTAACTGAACGTATCTTACAACCAGAAGAATTCCAAGTGAACTTACAATTATGTAAGAAAGATTTTCACTCTGATTGGTTATCAGCTGAGCAAGGATACTCTGCTTTTGATGTTATTCCTAAGTCTTTCGCTGACTACTTAGTTGGTCACGTAGCTGCTAAAGTTGCTGCTAAGAATGAAACAAACATCTGGACTGGTGTTACGGCTAACGCTGGTGAGTTCAATGGTTTTGCTACTTTATTAGCTGCGGACGCTGCTTTACCAGCTGCTCAAGAAGTTGCAGGTACAACGGTTACTGCTTCTAACGTAGTTGCTGAATTAGGCAAGATTGTTGATGCAATCCCTGCAGCTCTTTACGGACACGATGGTCTTTACCTTTATGTATCTCAAAACATCGCTCGTGCTTACGTTCGCGCTTTGGGTGGATTTGCTGCTTCTGGCTTAGGTGCTAATGGTACTAACGCAATGGGTACACAATGGTATAACAATG